CCCCGCGACTTGGCAACGCTTAGACGGTTTGTGAACGTGTTGGGATGAATCCCAAGTTCTTTCGCCGCAAGGTTTCCTTTGCCGTTATTGCGGGCATAGGCGTCAACGGCCTCAATTGCGAGCTTGTCGCTTAGTGGGGGTGTGGGCATGGTTCAACCTTTTATTTATTGCGTGTGCAGATTAAAACCTATTTGCACCACGCTTGCAACTGGTCTAACAATACGTTAAGCGCCCGCTTAGATTGTGGCCCACCATCGGCCAGTGCGCCTTGGGCTGCATCAACGCGACTTTGCGCGGTGGCTTCACAGCCGGCCCTATCGTTTGGCGTGGTCGCGCAGGCTGTCATTAACATCAGCGCCAGACAGGTCACGGCGTGTCGCATCCTCAATGCGCTTTTTTGTTGCAATATATTCATTGAGTTCGTCCACTTCCGTTTCGTTTCGTTGATTGCTTTTGCCCTTGAAAAACGCAAAAGCCACGCCCGCGATAAAAACCGCAATTCCGATAAGTGCTTCGATCATGTTGTCCAGCCTTTCCGCTTTGCAATGGCATAAGCGCCCTCGACGGCCGCGCCCAGCGCCAACGCCACAAACGTCACCATGTCAGGGTCCGCCGCAAGCATGTCGCCTTGTGCAGCGCCGATCACGCCGCCGATGATGTAACGCAGGACAATCCGCGCAATTGGTGCATAGTTCATTTGAAACCCTTCCATGCGGCAAAGAAAGCCGCGATTGCAGCCCAGAACCCACCAACGGGGGCCGCTGTGGGCTTTGGTGTGGTCTTTGCGGTAACGGGTCGCAAAAAAAGTTTGCGTTCATCAGCGCGGCGATTTTTAAGCCCTTGGGACACAACCTTGCGACCGCCCTTGGTTTCCTTATTCCAAAGCAGGATGGACGCCGCAGACCGCGCCTTGTCGCCATTGTTAAAATGACGCAGCGCAGACGAATTTGCAAAGCCAGTCGGCCCGATGTTGTATGCCAGCGACAGGAACGCGGAACGCTCGTTATCATTTATCGGTGCGGTAATTAACGGGTCCACCTTGGCCGCGAATTTAACAAGCGCCTTTTCTAAATACCATTCGGCCTCTGGTTGCGTGATTGTCAGCCCCATGCGCGGAATAATGCCCACGCCAGCCCGTGCCGTTGTGCCATAGCCAATCGTCAACACGCCTGCGCTGCAAAAATACGTTGAAAGGCATAGCCCCTCCCATCGCTTGATGATTTCGGTCGCTTGCTGTGGAATGTCCATTGGTTCCCTCAATTTTTAAGGCTGCGCAGAATTGCTTTGATGTCCGCGCTAATTTCGTCGAGCCGCGTATCCATGCGGTCGCGGCTGTCCTTTGCCGACTGCAAATCCTCTTTGCGTTGCGTCCAAAGCCGCTTGATGTCCGCCGCGTTTGCAATGCCCCGCGCTTCCAACCTAACAAACCAAACAACAACACCAACGCAAGCCGCAATTACTGCCCAAAATTCACGAATAACGTCCATTAGATGCCTGCTTTCAAGAGTGTTTTTTTCGCGGCTTCAACCTCCGCAGCCCATGCACTTGCGCAATGATTTGGCGTAAACCAAAACACGCGGTCAATCATGTTGCGGCGCTTGGCCCATTTTGCGTTTGTCTTGCCGTCAATATAAGCCCGGGCGCTTGTTGTCTGGTGCGTTGACCCGCCGAACACAGAAGCGTTGATAACCCGACTGCCCGACGAAATAAGCATTTCAGCAAAGCGGGCTAGGATATATAACGGGCGTGACAGGCGGGCGTTAATCATGCGTTGACTTGCGCCGCTTGCAAAAACAGCGTGTCCATCTGCTCGTCGCTGTAATCTAACAAGTGACCAAAAAAAGCAATGTTTTGGCTTGTGCGAACCCAGTCCGCCGCGTTGTCGATCACGACTTTTTCAGACCACGTTGCAGTTTCGCGGTACGCCAGAACCTTGCCCCATTCAGCTTCGCCCAGCGTCAGGATGCCTTGCAACGGGCTAATGGGAGCAATGGCTGCACGTATTTCCTGAGCGGTGGGCAACGGCTTGGCGTCTAAGGCATTGTTGGGCTTTACGTGGCCTAGAGTGTCAACTGTGATTTCTGTGCCATCTGGCAACCAGTACGTTTCGCCGCGTATGTCAACTACGTGTGACCATGCGCCGCCGGTAAACAGCGCCGCCTTGCCATCAATGCGTTCAACAAGTGCATCTGTGGCGTTGGCTGGGATTAGAAACCGCCCTAAGTCCAGTGGGTCTTCTCGTGCTAAAGAAGTACCTACAAACTCCCTAGTATCTCCGTTGAAGTGGTATAATTCTTTCATGGGGTTTCCTTTAGAATTTGATGCAGTACATCATTGCGATGTTGCGGGGGCGTGTGTCTTGCGCCGTGTCCCAAACATAGATTGTGCGGTCCATATAATACCGCGACGAGTCCGCGTCTTTACCCGCAAAATCGCCATTGTAGGGACCGCCACTATAGATGTTTAGAGCCTCGGTGTTGGTTGATGTCGCTCTATAAAAACGAGTCTCTTGGTCTTGGAAAGAACCCAAGGCACGGCTTGCGTCGATGCCACGCCCGTTATCCCAGCCGCGAAGAAACTCACCGCGTAAGTCTGGAATAGCAAAGGTTGTTGAACCATCTCCTGCGCCAAAGGTGTCACCTATTGCTGTAAACAAATCCGAGTAAGTAGTTCGGGACACCGTTGACCCGTCACATTCTAGCCAGCCTGTCGGAACCGATGTAAACGCAAAGGCGGAAATTGCACCTGAAAGAGTGGTGACAATGCCGCTTAAACCAGACCCATCACCATCAGGCGCAAGGCCTCCAATATCCGCAAGAGCCTGTTCAGGCGTGCGAAACTCGCCGCCGTCCTCTGCCGCATTGGCGCGAATGTAGTTGCCAGCCTTGCCTGTCAACGGCGGCAGATCGCCAGCAAGCGCCGTGGCAAGCACATTGTCGGCAACGTCCTGCGTGTAGGTAATCATCGCTTGCAATTCGGGGCTGTTTGTCAGCGTAAACCAGTTCATAAAGTTGTCGACGTTGGTGTCAAAAGCCGCGTTTGCCTGCTCTTTTGCAGGTAGCGTGTCCGGGTAAAGAGTGATTGTCGGTGTTGTCATAATTCTTCCGCCTCTATTGTGGCCTTCGATGTTCCGACACCTTGCGCCGTTGGGTTTGCCGACGATAAAGTGCCGTAAATTGAGAATTCGGGATATTGAGCGTCAGCAACAAACACCGCGCCAATGCCGTCAATGTCATCAACCATGCGCCAAAATGCGTTGGCTTCATAATTTAACAGCGTGACGTTATATGAAACAATTGACGATGTGGTGCGCTGCAAAAGCGATGTCAGCGCCCCGTCTGTCTTTTTGAATGACCGGCTTTTCAGCGTCTTGCCTGTTCCAACGCCAACAACACCAAACTGCGAAACAATGCCCGCCGCAATTGTGGCAACCTTGGCAATCTCGCCCGTGTTGGTGATTGTAATGTCAATCGACGCATTTTGCGGAATGTTTAACGCAAAGTTGATGTGCTTGCGTTCAAACGATTTCGGCACGAACAACCATTTCCAAAATGAACCGCCGTAGAGCGCCTCGTCTTTCATGTCATAGCTTACGTTCGCCGCATCGCCGGTCGTAGTAACAGTGGCAACGATTGTGATGTTGGTTGCCTGCACGCCAAAAAAAGCCATGCCGCTGATCCGCGACAATGTCTCAAGAGTGTAGGTAATTGTGTCGGCATTGCTTGTGACAGTCTCGACAACGCGGTACTTATCAATCCCAACCTGTCGATCAAACGCCGCGTAACGGTTGGCGGGTCCAGCGTCAAACCAGTCTGTCGCCGTCGCGCTTGGTTCTTCCGATGTTGACGCCGCGCTAACCTCGAAAATACGTTCCCCGACACGTTTTTGCGTGCCAAGCGTATAAGTGCCAGCCGTCCACGCCGTTTCAAGCGCCACATTTGACGCCGTGATGTTGGCGTCCGCAATCAAAAGAGGCACAACAATTTGCAATGGCGTTGTCATGTTGCGGCCTCCAGTGTTAGGGCGTTGGTGTAGTCGGTGTTTTCTGCCGTCTGCGACGATGAATTGGCTGTAATCTCTGATGTTGATTGTAGCACATCCATACGCGCATTCAACGACTTTAATTCCGCAAGCATTTCTGCCTGCGACTTTTCCGGGCTGTAAGCGATATTATTAGCAGCCCGTGACAATCCCCGCCTAAAATCAACGCCAGTCGCAAAGGCGTTTTCGTTTGCGTTCATCGCTTCGGAAAGTTTGTTTACCGCCGCCGCCGCGTCCTCTGCTGCAAAAATTTGTGCAAGCAACGCTTTATTGTGTTCGTTTGTGGCGTCCATTTCACGGCCTCGCATAATGGCCGTCAATTCTTCAGTTTTGCCCTGTGCCTGCAATAAACGATCGGTCAGGGCCACGCGATTTTGTGCCACCGCAAAGAGTTGGTTGACGCTGTCAATATGTGGCACAAGGTTTGCAAGGCTTTCGCCCATCCGTGCGAACTCTTTTGAAATTGCCGCAGACTTTGCAGCTTCATCCAGCCCCTTTAGTGACAGCGAAAACCTGTGCGTGAACCCGTCAAATATAGAACTGGAAACCCCCAGCGACTCTGCCGCGCCCACTACGCTTTCGCGCACAAGGAACGCCGCCTGATCCATCGGACCCGCGCTTAGTGTCTTGGTAATGGTTGACCGCTTTTTAGACAGGCCAAAGAACCGCGATTTTTCAATTCTTTGGAACGACTGGAATGCAGCGTCTTCCATTGAAATAACGCCTTTGATGCCTTCGTCGATTGTTTTTGTCTTTGACTTGAAGAATGAAACAACCGCAAAAACCGCAGCCAATGGCAAAGCGACCGCGCCGAGTGCCGCGCCAAGGCCAGCCATGCTTGCACCTGCCGCTGTTGCCGCTGCTGTTTGCGCTGCGATAGTGCCACCCAGTGCCGAAAAGCCACCGCTTGCAAACGCGCTTGCTGCCATTCCCGCACCAGCGCCAACGCCGCCCAGCAGGCCCGTCACGCCCACAAGGCTGCCACCAGCCGCCAACGCCGCACCTGCACCACCCATAAGCGTGGTTGCCGCTGCACCACCGCCCACACCGCCACCGCCAGCCGCTTGCATCGCCATGTTTGCAGCGTTGCCGCCACCGCCGGTCATCATTGGCAGGATTAGCTTTGTCTTAGCAAAGCGCACAACCATATCAATCAAGAATTGCTTAATGAGGTTTGCGCCATGACTTACTAGGTCTTTAATGCTTTTAATTCCGCCGTCAGCCATTCCACGGATAGCGCTTTCAACGCCGTCGGCAAGCGGGTGCGTTTCAATAAGTTCGTCATTCAGATCAGAAACAGCCTTTGCCATTGCGCCGTCAGAAAGGCCGTTTTTAGATAGCTTTTGCAGCTTCGCAATTTCGGCATTGTATTTTTTGACCGGATCAGCATCAAACTCAAGGCGCTCGATTTCCTTTGCCATTGCCTTTAATTCTGTCGCTGCAACTTTTGATGCGCCTGATAGCCCACCACCGCCACCGCCGCCGCCAATTGATTTTGTAGTGGCTTCAAAGACCTTTCTAACGGCAACGCCTTGATCTATCAGGTCTTGCATGTTGAAAGCCGCACGCACTTGTTGAATAGCCCCGTCAGGACCAGCCGCGCCGCCGCTTCCACCAATTGCTGCAATGGTCCGCGCCAAAGTTAATGAAATGCCAAGTTTCTTTGCAAGTTCTGCGGCAGACGCATTTGCATTGTTAAAGTTGATGCCGCCGGATATGTTTGCGAGCCTTTCAGACAAGCTGATAGCTGTAATTACCTGCCCATCAAACACAACCATTCCATCAACCGCGCCAGCAATAGCAGCCTTGATGCGTTCAACTTCCGCAGTGGCTTCCTGAAAGTCTCCGGCAACGCCTTGCTGTATTTCACGCAGTGCGCCCATGCTGTTTATAATTTCAACTATTGCGGCCTCTTGCTCGTAATAGCCGTCAGTTCCAGCCTTAATAACTTTTAATGCCTCTTGCGCTGATTGATATTCAAGCGCTAATTGCGCCTGCCGCAAGGCAAGCGTAGCGTCAACTTCTTCCCTTTTTGCCGCGGCGTTTCGCAAGTGTGCTTCTGCTTGTGAAAGGGTGGCAATTGCCGCTGACTGCGTCATTGTCTTTCCGCTTTCCATAAGCGTGAACAAGGCGTTAGCCTGTTTAATTTCATCACCCATTGCCAGCGTTACGTTGTCAGTCGCAATTGCAAGCCTATTTGTGGCAGAACCTAATGCTAGAAAATTGCTTGCTGTACCAATTAAAACGCCAAACGCGCCCACAACCTTGAGCGCCGCGCCTGCAATCCCAAATAGCAACGCACCGATATTTTGCAGGCCAGCGACAAAAGATGGTGTCGTGATTGTTTCAATTAACCCGTCAATTGACGCACGCAGCTTTTCCGTTGCTGGGCCAGACAATTCAAACAGATCGCCAAACGAGTTGCCAAGCGCAGCCAATGCGCCGCCCAGCGTGTCACGCGCTGCCGCTGCCGATCCGCCAAACTGCTTTTCCAGTTCGCCCAGAATAATGCCCTGCGCGCCGGCAATGTCATTCGTTGCAACCATTGCTTTAACAACGTCTTTTTGCGCTTCGGTAAATTGGATGCCCGAACGCGATAGGGCGGTCATACCCAAAACTGGATCGTTCAATGCCTTGCCGACTTGCAGCGCCGCCGCCTTCAGGTCCGTACCCATCGCGGTCGCAAGATCCATTGTGGCGACTGTGGCCTTGTCAAAGGTTCCGCCCTGAATTTGCGTGAAGGTCAACAAGACGCCCTGCATTGCGTTGGTGGCCTCGTCGCCAAACTTTGTAACGCCCTGCAACGCTGCTGCGTGCGCGTTTAGCTGGCCAATCGTTTTACCAGCCGCGCCGCCTGTTGATAAAAGGGCAGCCGCAAGCTGTGCCTGTGCCGCATCGGCTTCAACGGTGGCGCTCACAAACTTGTTAAGACCAGCGCCGGCAGCGACAACGGCCACAAGCGCCCCAACCGCAGCCGTGGCGGCAACGGCAAACTTTCGCATGCCAGCGGCAGCAACGCCGCCAGATGTCGCCCCAAGTCGCCCCATGCCAGCCGCAGCGCCGTCGGTGGCCCGCTCGGTCTTGCGCCCGGCGCGTGTTGTGTCGTCCAGCGCGCGTTCGCCCTTTTTCAAGCCGCGCGTATCAACGCCGAGAACAAGGTTTGCAAAATCAGCCATATGTTATTCATCCTTGAACGGTTGCGACC